AAATACACAAGCATGGGCTAGGGCTCAAAGCGAAATTGCAGTAATAAATATTGAACTGGCGAAGAGTGGTCAACTTGCTCAGCGCATTCAGATGCAAGCTAATTTAGCTGCATTCGCACCCAAGAGTCTTGCCTACCTTGAAAGCCAGTTAACGCTATTAAAACTTCGCGCTCGTGACATTGCACCGGACACAGACAAATGGAGACAACTCAATAGAGAAATACAACATACAGAGAGAAACATAGAAAAGGTCACGCGCAAGCCCCTAACGGGCAAGGAGCGTGTAGGTGCTGCCGGTGGTGCATTCTTGTACGGTGGCGGCATGGGAGGTGGCGCAGGCAGTGCTCTTGGTGGTATTGGCGGAGGTTTGATTGGTGGTGTGCCAGGGGCGTTTGCTGGTGCTGCGGCAGGCCAGTTTGTGGACAACATGATTGGGGCAGGGGCAGGCTTAGCCAAGACCTACGCAGAGTTGCAGAAAATGCAACGTGGTCTTGCCATGGCATCAATTGATGCAAAGGATTTTGCGGAGGCTCAGGATATTGTTACCAGTATGAGCCAGCGGCAGCTTATTGCGTTAACTGATCTCACAAGGTATTATGCCCAGCTCAGGGTGAATACCAAGCAATACAATATTTCAGCCAAAGAAACTGGAGAAATCCTAGAGGGAACAATTTCTGCAATTCGTGCCACTGGTGGGAGCCTGGAAGATGTCGATGGGGCAATGCGAGCCGTCGTTCAAATTTTTAGCAAGGGAGGCGTGCAAGCCGAGGAGCTTAGAGGCCAGCTAGGCGAAAGATTTCCAGGCGCGGTTGTTAAGTTTGCTCAAGCAAATAAGCTAACTTTTGAAGAATTGCAAAGCAGGCTAGAGGCTGGCACTGTTGGCATTGCGGAATTTGTTGCGTTCAGTAAGTCAAACTTTGAGGATTATGGTGAGTTTACAAAAAAACTTGCCACTGGCCCTGAATATGCAGGCGACAGGCTAAAGATTGCCCTAGAGAAATTACAACGTACCATTGGACCAACACTGGCCTATATTGGCGCCAGGTTCCAAGATGTATTCACGACAATCATCAATAATTGGGACAAGGCCGCAAAATTGCTGGCAAAGATTTTCAATATGAGGGGAAGTGAGCAGCTCAAGGAAGACATAGCAAAAGCCAAGAAAGAAATAGCGGAGTTGCAAAAATGGGAAGATGCTGGTACGAAAACCGGCATTGTTCAAAAGAAGAAAGAATTGCGAGAGATGCAACAACAGCTAACTAAGGTAGAGAAAGATGCCTCTATGGTTTATGGCGGCAAAGGCGCCAACATGCCAACCACCAGAACTGGTGGCGACACGAAAGGGCTTGAAGCCTTCGAGAAGCTAAGGGACGATCTTGCCAAGACATATAACGATGCTGAAATTGCTCGCATTAAACAGCGCTACGAACTACAAAAACAATTACAGCAAGATCAATTTGACATACAAGAATATGGCGCAAATCGCTTGCAGAAGCAAAATCTTGCTCTTATTAGAGGGCTAATCGGTGCTGAAGCGGCAAGGTTTGAAACAGTGCAAAATGCACAATTAGAAGTTCGCAAGCAATCTGGGAAAGTTGCGGGAGGGGCTGGCGGTGGTGGTGGAATAGCGGGCTTGGCTCAATATATCACTGGTGATCCGAGCCAGAAAGGCAAAGGCTATCAAGCCGATCATGGCACCATCAAGGATTATCACGATCACTTGGCATTTACCACTCGCAAAGCAGCAGAGGATGCCTATAAGAAATTGGTGGCAGAAGGCATTAAGGTAACAGAATTCAAGGGCTATGGGAAGGGGGTCACTGGACCCCACAGTGGACCTGGATCTCTTCATCACCAGGGACTTGCCTTTGACGTGCCGGGTTATCAATGGGGCGGCACCGGTGCGATTGGTGCAAAAGAATATGCTGGATCTGCTCGCGTGAGACAAGTGCTTGGCATGGAAGGTCAAGTGGGTGCTGGGTCACGGCGACAAGTAAAAGGTGATGAACAGCGCGATGTAATGGCAAAAGCCAATACTGCTATTGCCAAGGGAGTCGCTCAGCAGTCCACATTAGATGCAAAGATTATTAAATCTACAAGTGTAATGAAGGAATTTGCAAGATATGCGGCGGAGGCTTACAACGTGCCTGAATTGAAACTTTCCAATGACTTGCTAAAACTTAGAAACGACTTGACCGAACAAGGAATGAGTCCAGAGGCCATTGATTATCAATTGCGTCTTTATGAAATAGAGCAGCAACGTGTACATTTAGGGGCTCTTTTTAAGGGATATGCTGATCAGATGAAGTTGAGCGAGGGGGAGCGCAAAAAAGGATTAGAAGATTTAGCAAAAGCATTGAGCAATACTACCGTGGAAGAGAAACGTAAAAACGACGAGACGTTGAGAGGTGCATTAATTGCTGCCAAAAGAGAGCAAGCTAATCGCCTTGAAATGGCCAGGGCCTTGACTCCAGAAGCCGAAATGCGCGTTCGGATTAAGCAGGCCAACCCAGGGCAGGGACAGGGTGCGCTTGATTCTCTTTTCAATACAGAACAAGCCATCACAAAAGCCGAACAGCTCAAAAGTCAAATGCAGGGAGTTGCATCAACCATTAGTGATGCTTTCTCCACTGCATTCCAGGGAATCATCAATGGAAGTATGAGCGCTCAAGATGCTCTTGCTGGTATGTTCCAGAGCATTGGGCAGAGTTTTGTGAAAATGGCAGCAGAAATGATTGCCCAACAAATTACCATGATTACACTTGGCTTTATCATGAAGGCGCTTGGGCTCATTGGTGGTATTGCCAGTGCCGGTAATGCTGCAGGGGCTGCAGCCTTCTCTCCCGCTAATGCCGCTGGCCTTGATGCGATTCCAGGGCAGGCATTTAACTTGCCTCAGTTGTCAGGAACGATGATCGACGGAGGAGGGATTGGAGCCGCAGCGTTTGCGGGACCACTGGCAAACGCCTTCGCCAAGGGCGGTGCTTTCTCAAGCGGCGTGCGACGCTTTGCGACTGGCGGCATCGTCAATGGCCCCACACTCTTCCCATTTGCCGATGGAGGAGCCATGCAAATGGGCCTCATGGGCGAGGCGGGTCCAGAGGCTATACTTCCCCTACAACGTGGCGCAGACGGCGCCCTGGGCGTTAGGGCAGCCATGGGCGGTAATGGCATGGGAGGCAGCAGCAGCCCCGTCCTCAACATGAGCTTTGAGACTAGCACTATCAATGGTGTAGAATACGTTAGCCGAGATCAACTTGAGGCGGCAATGGCACAAACTCGTCGTCAAGCTTCCAGGGATGGTGCAAACAAAGGCATGGCGATGACGCTAGATAAAATTCAACAGTCCCCTCAAACTCGTCGTCGCATTGGAATGTAATCATGGCAGTCTTTCCTAGTTACATTCCCGCAAGGCGTAATTTCACGCCAGGTATTTTCCCGCAGAAGACATTCCGCACTCTTGGTGGAACAATAGCAAGGCGCACATTTGGCAGTGTTGCCTATGGCGCAAAATTAGAACTTCAATTTACCAACATCACTGATGATAAAGTGCAGGCAATTATTGCACACTATCAATACCAGACGCAACGCAACCAACGCTTCCAATTGCCAGACACTGTTGTTGCCGGGATGAATGCTTCTCTTGCTACTAGCGTGAAAGCAGTATCGACTTTACGATGGGAATATGAAAGTCCTCCAGCCATTGAATCCATCTTTCCTGGCATCAGCGTTGTATCGTTGACTTTGATTGGTGAAATCCGCGATCCCAATTCTGATGACGTATGACCATTGATATTCGCATTTGCCAATTTTTAGTGCTGACAACAAGCACTGGCGCCATCTATCAGTATCAAAATTACTTCTCCAATCAACAAATCACCTATGGCGGTAAGAAGTATGAGTTTGCCCCTTTCCGCGCAGAAGGTAGTATTTCTTCATTGAATGGCGACAATAGCTTGCTACAAGTATTGTTTCCCAACATTGAACTTATCGTTCGCTTGCTGGATGCTGGTAATGGCAACAGGCTTAGCACGCTGGTGCTCACCACCCAATGGCTCACCAATGCTGATGCTTACACTCCTAACGTACAAGTTGAGTATTATGTGGGGGTTGGTGCATCATTGAGTGAAACCACTATTGAGCTTCGTTTTCGTTCTGCTGTTGATTCTGTGTCTTCCAATTTTCCAGCCCGCACTTTAACGCGAGAGCTTGTTGGCCCCCTTCCATTGGACTCCCAACTCTACCTGCAATGAACTTCAACGATTTGATTGGCCTTGAACATGGTTGGGGCGGAAACCCTGGCGATGGCAGCGGCAAAGCCGACTGCTTTTTG